GGCAACGGATGTGCGCACGCCGTCAGTGGTCGTGACGCTCAATGCGATTTTCATTTTCTACCTCCGCAGGTTAGGTGGATTGGAATCAGGCTCCGGTGGACTTGGTGATTGCGCCCGAGATTGGGAAGGTTACGTCGGCAGTAGCCAAGTCACCCACGGCTCCATTCACCGGCTGCCACTCGGTTACCAAAACACTGAATGCATAACTCGGGTTGCTGGTTGAGGCAGCAGCGGTGCCGTTGGGCTTGATGGTGCAGGTGACTGCGGTCGAGCCGACGAGCGGGAAGAAGATTCCGTCGATGGCGTTGTAGTCGTTGTGGATGCTGAACGTCACCGAGTTGTCGATGAGGCCAGAGACGCGGGTGATTGCGCTCGATCCGAATGCGGTGGTTGCGACTTCGGCAGCGGTCGTTGACAGCGTCACCGATGCCACGTTGGCCGAGATGTCGGTTCCGTTGAACACGATGTTCGCGTCTTTGAGGACCAGCTTTGCCATGACTATTTGTCTCCTGCCTTATCGGCCTTTGAGGTTTTCTTGGATTCTTCGACCAGCGTGAGGACACCGGCTTGCAGCAACAACTCTACATTGTCGATTCCGTTTCCGTCCACATAGCCGCCCGGCTGAACGCCGGTGACGGGGAAGGGTCCGGAGACGAGGTATTTCGCCATGTTCTAAGCGTACACCGTGACCTTGAAATCGACCGCCAGATACAGCGTGTCGTTCGCGTCGATGTTGGTGAGGTTCTCGGCGTTCGTGACGATGAGGTCGTCGCAGACTCCACCCAAGGTGCGGTCTGCCTCGATGGCGGCACGCAATGACTTCGCCCCGTCCCACGACATGTATTGATCCAACTGGTCTTGCGCAACTCGTTCGGCTGCACGGTTGACGACGAGTGTGATGGTGAAGTTCATGACGACGCCACCGTTGTTCATGCCGGTCTGGTGGTAGGTGATGGTGTCGAGTGTCGGCCATGCGAACGGCGGGTTCACCTGATCGGGCTGGTAGTCGAAGGCACGCAATCCTGAGACGTTATTGATGGCGGCTTTGAGGCCGTCTTTGACTTGGCTGATTGTGGCTGGCATTAGGCGAACATCCGCATACGTCGATACGGCTCGACGAGCTGAGCCATGTCAGGGTCGAGGAATCGAGAGACGCGGATTGCGCCGAGGTCACCGAAGCCTGCGACGCCGAGCGGCGAATCGTATCGCTTGAAGATGCGTGACGATTGGATGATGCACGCCTGCTTGATGGGTTCCGGGACGCTCGCCCAGCCGTAGAGGGCGGTGACTTGCACGAGTGCTTGTTCGCCGTAGTTGGCGTTGACGGTCGGGAATAGGTAGTCGCCGATGGCACGCAGTTTGTTGTAGGACCAGGTGAGTCCGTCGAGCACGCCGTTCAACGGTTCAAGCTGCACGTCGGTGGATGCCCAGGTGACGTCGAAGTTACCGTCGGCGAATGTGGAGGTCTTGAGGATGAATCCGCTGGTGGAGTAGACGTCGTCGATGTCGCAGACGTATTCGGTGTTCGCCTGGTAGACGCGAGTCGTAGCGGATGAGTACGCCCAGAATTGGCGGTTGCAGTAGCCGTCGATGAGGCGTGATGCCGCACCGATGCAGTTATCAATGAGCACGTCGTCGACGGTGTCGGCTGTTCCGATCCGTAGAGCTGCTTTGACTTCTGCCAATGTTGCGTAGCCGTTTGTCGCCATGACGGGTCAATCCTACTCAAACACTGGCGGCCACTCGGCTGCAAGACGCACACGACCTTCACGATGCATCCGTTTCAACAGATTGATTTGATGCATTGCCTCATCAGGAACACCAGCGGAACCGTGACTGAACGAGTCTTCGTGCTTGCGCCACGTCCACACGGTTCTGCGGTCGAAGGCAGCCGACCCGCCGCTGCCACGCAAATCAACCCAGAACACCCAATCATCGAAATAGACGGGGCGGAACGGCACCCGCATTGCCGTCTCCTTACGCATCAGAATCCAGCCAGGCATCCCGTTGTAATCGATGTCGAGCAATGTCTGGAATTGTTGCGGTTCGCCGTAGCAGTAGCCGCCGTCAAAACGGCCAGCCACATTGACGGCATCTCCCGCATACGGCATACCGTCAAAGAAGTTCGGGTCCATCAAATCATCGACAGGTTTGTAAATGACCCATTCGGTTGAGGCTGCACGGAATCCCGCGTTGCAAGCCAAAGCTATCCAACCAACATTTCCAATCGGCACAGGCAACCTAATCTGAAGCCACCCGTCGGGCAGCATCAACTCCTCCTCAGAAACCATGATGACCTGTTCAGGTTGCGGGTTCAACGCCTGAATCGTTTTGATGTGGTCGTCACCGAACTTATCCCAGAACTTCTGTGAAACGGGAGTGACGACTGCTACCGGGGCATTCATAGTGCCTGAGTCATTTCGATGAATAGATCAAGTTGTGATGACATCTCAGGCATGTAATCCAGATACGCCTGATAAGCCAACCCGACTTCTGCCCGAGCCTCATCCAACTTTGATTCGTCATCCACCGCACCGAAGATGCGCATCGGCCCATCGGCTGTTTTCGCCAAGTTCCAGTTGCCATCATCTTTTACGACCACCGGACATCCGCACATAGTTGCTTCACCAATCAGAGCCGTGTACGCATCAAACGAAATCAGATACTCAGCCGACCGCAACTCCTCAGCCAATTCCGCACGAGTCGCAGGCCAACGATGCGTAATCAACCTCGCTCCCTCCGGTACGAAACAATGCCGTCCCTTGCCTTGCCACACCAACACACCCAAACGAGGACCGTCACCTGGACGGAACAAGTCCGCTTCGAGATACGGCACGTTCAACACAGGCAACGACCCGATCGCTGGATGCCACACGAACTTCAACCCGTCTTTCTCCGCATGATTCAGGAGCCACCACACGACCCGACGTGACCCGGACGGATTGCCTTGCACGATTTCTGGATACACATGAATGGCATCCGCTGGCACCGAGCCGCATTCAGGCACACCCCACGGATTACCGACGAACGGGCCGTGCGTCATCATCATCTCCGCTTGGTATCCGCGCTCACGCAACAGGTGCCCGAGCAGATACAGGACTCGAATCCCGCCTGAGACATTGCGGTAGTCGGGAGCCCAGATGACGTAGGGCTTCATCGACGTGTGCGCCACGATTCGGGATGCTTGTCTTCTCTCACCCATCGAGGCCAGTCGGCACCGATGTTGCGTTCCTCGAACACCGCCCCATTGATGAACGTGCCAGTCCTGAAGCACTCGGCAATCAACGCCTCGACGTCGCCCTTGTTGTATTCCTGATGGCTGAAACGGCGCAGCTTGTCTACGCAACGCTCCTGGCCGCCCATCCAGCCGAGATGCCAGCCACCAACCAGGTGCGGCATGAAATGCCGATAACCACGTCTCATCTGATCCGCAGGATTGTCAATCATCCCGAACGGACCAGCAATAGAAGTCAGTTCGAGCGACGCTTCCCAATGCACGCTGAACACGAGATGCCGCATCATGACCGCGTGCCACGCCTTGGCGAAATGTTCAATCATCCAAGGAGCCCAGATTTCATCGACATCACACACCGTCACGACATCACCCGGCTGAACACCCATCGCCGCGAACTCTTCAAACAGCCGATTGCGAACGGCTTTCTCAACATGCCAGGCGTACTGATCTACCGGCGTCTCGATGTCAACCCAACGAATCTTGTCGGCCCACGGTGCGAATCTGTCGCGGGGCTTGCGTTCATGCGGCAGACCAGTGAACGATTTGTCGCCCTCAATAATGACGAACTTATCGACGCAATCAGCCAACTCCCACAGGCGACACTCGAGCACGTCCTCTTCGCCGTTGTAGAGCACTCCGTCGTAGACCGCCATCAGTCCCACCCGAGTTCTCTACGGCGAGCCAAATCCCAATCCACCAAATCTTCCCAAGGCTGATTCAGTCGTTGGTTGAAGCGTTCAAGATTCGCCTGAAACGTGAGAGAGTTTCGTTGCTGAAACTTCTCACTCGATGCCAGAGTGCTTGAGTTGCGGTGATTGATGGCGGCAGTCGACGGCACGATGTTGATGCCTGCCCGCTGCGCCCTCACTTCGTAATCGTTGTCCTCGAAGTACGCCGGGTGGAACCCTTCATCGAACAAACCGATGCGTTCCACGACCTTGCTACCAATCCACACGCACGACCAGTTCGGCTTCCCGCCGAGCACGATGTTGTCATCACTCGCCGACGCAAAGAACTGCTCAACCGCACCCTCACCGAACTGCACATCATGATTCACGATCATCCAGCCAGGCGAGAACGGGGTCGCCTTGATGCCAAGATTCCACGAGGCTGCAACACCGAGATTCGACGGCATCCGCCACACGAACGTGTCCGACGCCTTGTGCGTGCGAGGCGTCCATTCAGAGTTGCCGTTGTCGATGCAGATGAGCTTGCCAATACGGCCCTCGAATGAGAGCAGCATCGCATCCACGCGCCAGTGCTCCGTGAGCACCGGGACGATTACGACTGGGACGATCGGCACCATGCAGCAATCTCCTTCATCGCTGGCTTCCAATACTCGTCGTACACCCGGTCGGCCTCGTACTGCTTGGCGAACTCAATCGCCTTCTTCGACTTGCCGCGCTCACGCGCATAAGCCTGCTCGAGCGCATTCAAGATGCTGACCACCGAAGGCGTGATGAACCACGACCGTTGAGCAGCATCCCACCACGGCTGCCCATCCACAACCCAACCATCCCCGACCAGCTCCGGCTGAGCCGTGAAGTTCGAGACGATGACGGGCGTCCCGCACGCCTGGGCTTCGATGACGGGGATGCCGAAGCCTTCACCCATCGACGCAGCCAGAAGCACGTCAGAAGCCGTGTAGAGGGCCGCCATAGCGGGCACAGGAAGCCCTATGCGGTACAGGTAAGGGTCGGCCCATTTGATGCGATCCTGAGCGATGCCAGACACCTCTGCGAGGGTGTTTAGGTCAAGCCCGCCCATAGAGCCGCTCGCCTCGGAATGCATGTAGAGCACCGCGTCAGGATGTCTTGACGCGAACATGCTGAACGCCATGAAGTTCTCGGCGAACGCCTTACGCGAAGGATGCACACCCTTGTTCGCTGCGGTCATCATCACCACGAACTTGTCGTCATCAAACCCCATGATTTGGCGGCCCTTGATCGTGCGACCGTCATTGTCCTGGACGCTCGTCGTCGGCTTGTAAGCCGACTCGATGCCGTGCGGAACATAGACGTTGCGAATACCGGCACGGTCCAATTCGCTCTTGCCGAACTTCGACATCGCAATCGGCAACACATTCGGACGCTTGCACCACGCCAACACCTCAGGCGGAATCGGCGCATGATCGATAGGAACCCACGAAGCGATGTTCGGCACCTTGTCCAGATTCGGAGCCTTCAACACCCACACATCGAACAACGTCATCAACAACTTCGGCAGTTTCGTGGACTGCGTCCACTCCATCCAGTGCGCGACGACGATGTCGTCAGAGTACGGGTTCAGTCCCCGCGGGTAGATTTTGATGCCGTTCCACGTCGACGTCGAACCTTCGAGTCCGTACATTGCGTGGATTGCGATTTCGTGCCCTTCTTTGACGAGCCTTTGGACCGCTTGCTGGGTTTGCTGACCGTAGCCCGTTCCCGCCCACGGCGCGTTTGAGTACCAGAGCGCCCTGACCGCGTCCGAGGTTCGACGACTGACTCCTCCCACAAGTGAGCCACGCCCCGCTGCAAGAGCAGGGTCGCCTCCAATTCCGGCAAGTCCATCGGCACGCCCTTGATTACTACTCGCATTCACGCAGTCCTCCTTCGCAGGTTTGATTCAACCTTAGCCGATAAAAGTCAAAGCGGTCCGGCACCACCCTGCGTGTGGGTGCCGGACCGCTCGACTTGTTCGTCCCATCAAGGGACTACTTCAGACGTGAATCAGGTGTTCGCGCCGACGTAGTACTTGATGTGGCTCGTCTGCGGCAGGTTGC